GTGAGTAGTTGCTATAATCAAAGAATTAAGCTTTGTTTCGTTCGTCTTGAAAATCTCTCCCGTTGTTTCAGCCACACCAGTAAATGCTAGCTTGTTTTTGCCTTTGCCTTTGAAACCACGCTTTATAGCTTGTAAAATCTGTCGTTCCTGCTTAGTGCCACCGTCGTTATAGGAATCCCGCAAGGCTCTACGGATATGCTCATTTATAGAATTATACTGACTTGTAAATCTCTTGCTATTCTTCCTCTTATAAACTTCAAGTGCCTTGAGCTGTTCTACCTGCCATTGTGACCATTCTATGCCGAGCTTTGATTCTTCGGCCCTATGGCGGCTTAAATTCCTAAACATTGAGGCTATAAGCTCATTTTCGATTTCTTCAAAAGCCTTACCAATATCGTAATCAGACATTTTTTTAAATCTCCAAATCATCAGCCATAGACGAGCTATCCATATTCTGCACGCCCTGTTCAGCTTTCAGCCTTGCGACTTCCTGTTCTTTCCATTCGCTGTCTTTGCTGTCGCCATAAAGCTCCTCGACACAGCTTTCAGTACTCATAACACCGCCTTGCTTTGCCTTAGTTACTGTTTCAACAACAGCTTCAAAACTTGGGTTAGCATATTCTCCAAAGTTTATAGCAACAGTCGGAGGAATAATATCAAGCTCATGCCATATCTGATATCCGCACACCACAGCTTTTACAAGCTCCGGCATAAATTCTTCCACAAGCTGTACAAGGTTTCCTCTGGTATACAAAGTGGTTTTTTCTTTTTCTCTCTGTGCTTCGGCATTATCCATCTTTTTGACATCAATGCCGAGAGTACTCGGTGAAATTATTCCCTGTAAACATAAGTCAAGGGCGGTTATGTATGTTTGCAAGTAGCTTTCGTGCGGTATATTAGGCTGGTCGAGAGTGATTTTATTACAGCCTGTTTCAGACATATCGTTATTTGTTGAAATATATCTGTTATCAAAGGCATTAGGTTTAATAATCATACCAGTATCAGGATTTCGAGGTAACAGACATTCAGGAATATAGCTCTTTGAACGAGATGCCCTGAGTGCGTCCATCCACTGTGACCATGCTTCGTCGAGTGCATCGAAATCATCTGTCTTGCCGTCAAATATATTGCTTCCTCTGCCCTTATACTGTTCACTGTCACCGAATATACAAGGCACAGCAAGCATAATGCTTTCGTCAAAGGCGACACCCTTGCCGTCAATCCATTTCGTTTGTTCTATTGAATTAGGCGGTATCTCATCGCCATTTTCTCTATACAGACGATATTTTATATAACCGTAGCCGTAATGCTCTTTGAGTGTGTATTTTTCTTTGTTGTTGATATAGCCCGCCTTAATCGCACTCTGAACGATGTTACCGCTCTGCACATAATATTCGGAAAACTTCTTTTGTCTTGCGTTTAATTTGTCTTTCACGGTGTCACCGTCCTTTCGTAAAATAAGCAAAAGAAAAGACAGCACATTGCTGTACTGTCTTGTAACGCAGGTTTCCGGAGTTGCACCGGAATCTGTAAAAACTGTTTTCCTATTTAAACTATCCCCTGTGTCAATATCATTATATCAATTAATTTTTATATATTCAAGTGTTTTCTCTTTGTTTCCCATTTTTTAAACAGTTCATTCACATAGGACTGTTCTTTATCGGTCAACTGTCTATCGCCCATTTCGTTATCTTAATACCTAAATGAGCGTGGGGCATAATTCCATTGTGAGGTCTGCCTTTAACATCAATTTGTTTTACTCGTTCACCATAAGTATCATAAAAAGTAATATGTTTTATATCGCCATTTTTATCAATTGTAGCATAAACCCTGTTCTTGGTGATTGTTTCCATAGGCGCTGTTACAGAACCATTGCCATTGATACGAACAACTTTTATTTCGCCAAACTGTGCAACTGCTTTATATTCCGTACCGTACTTCTTGCCCTTATCACTTATACCACTCGAAGAGCCTCTTCCACCCATTATTTTGACCTCATAAATTTTTCCTGAAACGATTTTATATTGATAATATTTTCTGCACATTTTTCGGGAACCTTGCCGTAGAAAATGACTGTTTCAGGCTGTAAATGTTTCATCATTTCGTTTTAGCCTTTCAAAAATAACTCTTTTGCCGTTTTATTATTTTGAGTTCCAATGCTTGAAACAGCAACTGTGCTATGCTTTGGTTCTCCGTCAAAACACCATTCAAAACTCTTTTCATCACTCCAACATATCGTGGGGATTACCTCAATGCCATATATCTGCCAATATACCGCAAGCCAATGCTTGCGGTAATGATTATAAATTTGCAATGCTGTCGGATAATCAGCGTAAAGGCTGAAATCAGGCGATAATACACAATTAAATTTTTTAAGCAAATCTATGTATCTTTCAGGATTATTCCATAATCTCATAAACTGATAATCATCGAGAAAGAAATGAATACCACAATCTGTTTTCTTGCTACTCATCAGCAGTTTAGGACGCTCCACAAAAGACTTGCTGAACATCATTGACACCCTCACCGAAAAGGGTGTCACTACTCATCAGCCACAAGGAGAATATCGACACCGACACGCCTACGGGCAAATTCATGTTGACCGTGTTCGCTGCCCTCTCTCAGTTGGAGCGTGAGCAGCTCAAACAGCGACAGCATGAGGGCATCGAGATTGCTAAGGCGCAGGGAAAGTACATGGGGCGGAAGACTATCGAAATCGACTGGACGAGGTTCGGTCAGCTTTATGGGGAATGGAAGTCCAAGAGTATCACAGGGCGTGACTTTATGCGGAGAATGGGCTTGTCGGCTAACACTTTCTATCGCCGTGTCAGGGAGTATGAATCGGAACACGGCATTGTCGAGCCAACCTCTGCTTGACAGCTCCCTCAGACGAACGGAAACGCCCCCTGAACTATCAGAGGGCGCTCATTGATTATTTGCCTGGCAGCGAAGCGAGTAAAGGAGATAGCCGTTTGTATATCACTCCTGTTTCCTCACTTGCAAAAGACTTCATAAGAGCATTGTTGACTTGTTGTTTAGTTTTAGATTTGAGGATTGCCTGAATGATAATCTCTTTTTTCTGCTTATACTTCTTTTCCTTAAAGTGCTGACCGAAGAAAGAGCGTACCTGTGCTTCTCTCTTATCTGGCTTAGTTTTCTTTTTAGATGGAGAAGCAGTTTTTTTCTTAGGTGCTGATTCTTTCTTTACCGTTGACTCAGTATTTGAAGTAATGACGGGTGTGTCAGTTGGTGGCATTGTTCTTACTAACTTGATCTTCTCGCCGTTCAGAAACTTCTGCTTTAACTCCTCATTTGAAAAGATATAATTAAAGTCTCCAGTAATAACATCAACCGTATTGTGATCCTGAGATTTCAGAAATCTTCGAGTATCGCCTGATTGTTCTAACTTTTGATTAAGTGCTTCGATGATTGGATCTCCTGAAGGTAGCTTGACCTCACCGGAAAAAAAATGATCCTGCGTATCAATCGAAAAATCGAAATGAAATTTATTCGTATTGTTCTTATAGTACCAAAGTGAACGGTCACATATTGTTTTGCATAAATATGTAACATCGACAATCATAGAACGCAGCTTAACAATAGAGGTATTAATAAATAAAGTCCCACTCAATATTTCTGTACCATCTCCAAGAATCAGACCAAATCCGTCGAGCTGGTTTGCTTCATCCTTGATCTTGTTGCTGTCTATATTCGGAGAACCAGCATGAAGAAAGGTATTTCTGAGATTATATACGATTTCACCACTCAGATACGGATTACCACTATCGTCTGACATATACTCTCAGAGATACTTATTATACCACCCCATATAGCGCTTTGCAGTAGATGTTTCGTTTGGATATTCTGCTGCACCGCATATATCAGGCAATGCAAGCGACATAGCTAATGCAGAAAAATAGCTTTTATTCTTTAGAGCATTCTCTATATCATTGACATATATTTCTACCATAAATTACTCCTATTCACATATTTGTGGCTTTCACATAGAGCTTCCAGACAATTAGTATTTCGTTAGGGTGTCTGTCAGTTATGATATGCGCCACAACTATGATTTGAATTTATATGGAACGGGAAATAGCTGTTTCAATAGACTTTGGACCAATGGAATTATTATATCACAACACACTTTCAAAAGCAACTTTTATAACATAACTTCATCTTCAAATGTAGAGATGATGGATGAACTAACTATGAAATACATAAATTGGTATAACTATGTTCGCCCTCATTCATACAATAATTATTTAACAACAATGGAGGCTCGTTACAGGTAGATATTTATCGAACAAAGTGTTACAAAAAAGCTTGACCACAACATATCACCGTAAGCAATCCGGGCGGAAAGCCGGAGAAGCAATATAATTCAAGGAGGACGACACAACGGAAGAATTCATCACGGACGAACGGACAGGCTTGCGCTATGAGCTTGTTGGGGACTACTATCTGATCGCCGGAGAGGACGAGCCGGAGGGCACACATCGGCATTTGGGAACAGCGACATCTGCGGTATATCCGCAGCGCTGCTATGGAGATTGTTTCAAACGATTTGATTTACGCATAACACGCTATCGGTAAGGCTGCTGTAAAGCGACAGCGGCTTTTCCTTTGCAGGTAGTATTCAAGAAGTCATAAAGTTCCATGAGTAATGGAAGAAGCCAGCGTTTGCGGAAATGTCACAATTTACGGAGGTAAAGTTTCAAAATCCACTTGCCTTTTTGCACTTGTTATGATATTATTGGTATATATACTAAAACGCTTAAAGAGAGGTGATATATTTGCGGAGAGACAGCAGTGAAACAAAGAGGAAAATACTGACCGTGTGCGTCCGTCTCTTTCTGGAACAGGGGTATAAAAACACCTCTGTCAGTCAGATTGTGGATGAAGCAGGTGTTGCAAGAGGAAGCTATTTGAATCTGTTTCCGACCAAGGACAGAGTTTTGCTGGATTTGACCGAAACGATGTTCGGCGGACAGTTCGGCGTGGCAAGAAGCATTGCAGACAGCAAACTGCCGCCGGTTTACGCTTATGCGGTGGAAACGGCGATCCAACTGACACTGACTGAACTGAATGAGAACCTGCGAGAAATCTACATTGAAGCCTATTCCCTGCCCGACACGTCGGAATATATTTACCTGCATACCACAGCAGAGCTGAAGCAGATTTTTGGTGAAAATTTCCCCGATGATACCGAGAGCGACTTTTACGAGATGGAAATTGGCACGGCAGGATTGATGCGCAGCTATATGGCGAGAAAATGTGATATTCATTTTCCATTGGAACGCAAGCTCAGCCGCTTTTTGACGGCATCAATGAGAGTATATCGTGTACCGGAGGAAGAACAGGCAAAGGTGCTTGCCTTTATTCAATCACTGGATATCAAGGCGATTGCCACAGAGGTTATGTATAAGCTCTTTGCTATGCTGGAAATGAAATACGATTTTAAGCTGTCGAGAGACGGCGAAACGGAGGTAACAACATGAGAAAACGATTATTCAGTATCCTGCTCGTCTTTTGTATGATGTTGAGCTTTGTACCGATGATGGCAAGCGCAATTGAGATTTACATTGACTTGACCATTGTCGGTCAGGCAAACTTAACGCTCGAGGTTGTGTCGGGCGACAGCATTGACGTGGTCAAGGAGAAAATTCGGGATAAAACGGGTTTTTCTCCCGATGCGCAAAGACTGTTTTTTGGCGAAAAAGAGCTTGAGAACGGGCGCACGCTGGCAGATTACAATATTCATAAGGAAAGCACGCTGCGCTTGCGTCTGCAAAGGAAGGTACAGCTTGGCACAGATGCACTGAATAAAACTGTAAACACAGCGAGCGCACCGACCGTGTATTTCGGGAAAAACCAAGAAAATAAGCCTGCCGCATGGCGAGTTATCGGCTATGACGGAAGCGGTGTTGCCGGCGCACAGGGGGATATGACCCTGCTTGCGGCAGGCGCTATGGGAGTTATACCATTTGCCGATATCATATTATACAACGAATACGCACCGAGTAATTTGAAAACCGCGATAGATGCGCTTGCGGAAAAGCTGACGACAGAAGAAAATGCTGCCGTAAAGAAACGGGCGCTTACAAGCGGAAGTTACAACGGAGAAAATACCGACTGTGTAGCGGGAGGGCAGGTGGATAACGCTGTATTTTGGCCGCTTTCCACAAAAGAGGCTATTGCGGTAAACAACGATCTGCGTGCCTTGGATCCTGCGCATCCGAATTGGGTGACAAGCAGTTGGTACCTGCGCTCTCCTGGCTCCAAGACTTTTTATGTCGCCATCGTGAGTAGTGATGGTTCTGTTCAATACTCCGGGTTCTCTATCCGCAAGAAAAATAATCATCGGACTGTTCGTCCCGCTTTTAACTTAAATCTGAACTCTGTCCTTTTTGCATCTGCCGCCGTGGGCGGAAAGCCTGACGGAGGATTGACCGCAGTCCCCGAATACAGCGGAAACGAGTGGAAATTGACACTTTTAGATAGTAGCCGCAGTTTTGCCGTAACGAAAAAAACTGCCGTGGCCGCCCCCGACGATACCGTTACGCTGAATTACAAAGGGGCGACCACAGGGATAAATGAATATATCTCCGCCATCATTGCGGATAGCAGCGGCTCACGGTATTACGGCAGAGTAGCACAGCCTACTGCCGAAAGCGGAACGGTTGAAATCAAAATCCCGTCCGACCTTGCACCGGGCGACTATACCCTGAAGGTCTTCAGCGAACAGTATAACGGCGATGATAATACCGATTACGCAAGTAATTTCACAGACATTGCGCTGACGGTTGAAAAGCCGGTTGACGAGCAGTTTACCCTCGCCCCCGGCGGCACCTATTACTTTGACCTTTCGGCGATGAATATTCCCGGAACGGCAAACGGCGGAAACTCAGATGGTGCGGTTTCTTTGCCGGATACGTCGCTGCACTATGTTCCCTTTACCTATGCGGGAACAATAGAAGCCTACAATCTCACGTCTGCGACGGCAACCACCGAGGAGTATGCACAGCGGGAAAAATATCCCCACAGCCTGTTTATAGCGGACTATGCCGTAACGCATAAGGTAAACTGGAATAACTTAGATACTGCGAGTCTGATTTTCGGCAAAAATTATGCCAGCGGCGGCGTGGACTATACCTTGCGCGCACCGTCTGTGGGAAGTAACTCTACAGGTTCGGCCGATTCCCAACGCGGCGTGCCCCAAAGCAACGAATGGGACACGATGCTGAACAAGAACAGCGGATATATCCAAAACTGGAATGGAATGTATTCGTGGGGACAGGATGCTTTTTCTGGCGGCGCGTCGTACCGTGCGGTTCGCGGGTGCGATTCGGCCCGCTACTGGGTCAGCATCAATGCTGCGTACTCCTACCTGGACGTCGGTTTCCGCCCCGTCCTTGAAGTCCTGAACGCTGACACACTGGGTTCTGGCGGACTGAAGGTCGTTACCCTTGACCTGAACGGCGGCAAGCTGGGCGGCAGCTCCGATGCTATTCACATCATCGTGAAAAACGGCAGCACATTTACCGCTCCCATCTCCGGCGGGTTGGGCCCCCCCGACG